AAAAACATCTTTAAAACTATAAGAGAGAAATTAGATGTCGCTAATAAAGAACTTGGATTGGAGAGGGGTGAAGCACCTGATGCAGTGGGTACTGGGAATCGCTTTAGTCATCTTATGGCTATTGCTCCCAATGCTTCTTCTTCCATTATCATGGGCAATACTTCTCCTTCTATTGAACCTTTGCGTGCCAATGCTTATCGTCAAGACACTCTATCGGGTTCTTCGTTAAACAAAAATAAATGGCTCGATAAAATTATTAAGGAGAAATGTGATGCAGACAGCAAAATGGATTATAACGAAATCTGGTCAAGTATCATCGCAAATGATGGTTCCGTCCAACATCTGGACATACTGGATGACTGGACAAAAGATGTATTCAAAACAAGTATGGAGATTGACCAACGCTGGCTTGTCCAACACGCAGCTGATCGACAAGAGTATATTGACCAAGCCCAATCTCTCAACTTATTCTTCAGACCTGATGCGAATGTTAAATACCTCCATGCCGTACACTTTCAAGCATGGAAATCAGGTTTAAAAACTTTATATTATTGTCGTAGTGAGAAAATTGGTAAGGCTGATAAAGTAGCCAAAAAAATTGAACGCGAAGTCATACAAGAAATTGACTTACGTGCCTTAGCAGAAGGAAACGATTGTTTAGCATGTGAGGGATAAATGAAAACCATCGCACTTTTTTTACATGATCCAGAGTGTTCTGAAGATTGTGTAGAAGCAATGACGAAATCTCTTTCTTCAAATTATAATGTAAAAACATTTAATGAGAAGGATATAGAAGATGTTAATTTTTTCAATGGTGTTGATATTGTTGCTTTTCCTGGTGGGCTTGGGGATTCTGATTCTTTTTATAAGTTTTTTACTAGGAGAACTGGAAATAGAATAGCCAAGTTTATTGAAGATGGTGGGTATTATCTTGGTATATGTATGGGTGCTTATTGGGCTGACCAATGGTATCTTGACATAATTGAAGATGTTCGTGCTGTTCAATATATTAAAAGACCAAATGCTGGAGTCAAACGAAGTTTTGGTACAGTAGCTTCTGTTACTTGGAATGGTCAAGAAGAAAAAATGTATTTCTATGATGGTTGTGCTTTGATTGGTGATGAAACCAAATTCAAAACAATCGCTAGATATGCTAATGGTGATCCGATGGCGATCATCAAAGGAAGAGTTGGAATAATTGGTTGTCATCCAGAAGCACCTTTATACTGGTATGAGAAACCATGGCAGTATATAAACAAATACTGGAATGGTGGAAAACACCATGATCTATTATTGAATTTTGTTAATGAACTTACGGAGAAATAATATGCTAGTTGCTAGTTGGGTGGTTGTTGGATTCTTTTCTGCAATCGGATGGTGGAGTGCTAATCATTATGTGATTGAGCCATACTTTCCTGAACCAATTAAGAAAATAGAAAAACAGGTTGAAGAAAAATGACAGAATGGATTGTTGTTTTCTTTGCTCTGTTTTTCACTGATGTATTTTATACATACTATTTAAAAGCAGTAAACGAAGATAAAGCATTGGTATCCAGTGTATGGGGTGTAATTGTATTTTTAGTTGCAAGTGTAGCAGTAATAAACTATACAGTTGACCATTGGCTGTTGATACCAGCATGTCTTGGTGCATTTTTCGGAACATATGTAGGAATTAGGATTAGAAAAAAAGATGATTAAAAAAACAAAATTAAAATTAACAGATGAGCGTAGTTCCTTTAAACCATTCCATTATCCGTGGGCATATAATGCTTGGTTAAAACATGAACAAGCCCACTGGTTACACACAGAAGTACCAATGATGGAGGATGTCAAAGATTGGAAAAAGAAATTAACACAAGAAGAAAAACACTTCCTTACAAACATTCTGCGATTCTTTGTCCAAGGGGATGTGGATGTGGCGGGAGGATACGTGAAGAATTACCTACCATACTTCCCACAACCAGAAATAAGAATGATGTTGATGGGATTCGCAGCAAGAGAAGCGTTACACGTTGCAGGTTACTCACACCTAATTGAAACACTTGGTATGCCAGAAACAACATATAATGAGTTTTTGGAATATGCTGAAATGAAAGACAAACACGATTACTTTGTTGATCTTTCAAATAAGAATGGTACAATGGAATCAGTAGCAACAAATATTGCTGCGTTCTCTGCTTTTACTGAAGGTATGCAGTTGTTCTCATCATTCATTATGTTGTTGAATTTTCCACGACATGGCAAAATGAAAGGTATGGGACAAATCATCACATGGTCTATTGTTGATGAAACAATGCATGCTGAATCAATGATTAAATTGTTTAGAACATACATTGAAGAAAACAAAGAAATCTGGAATGATGATTTGAAATCTCAGATATATACTATCGCTGAGAAAATGGTTTCTCTTGAAGAAAAATTTATTGACTTGGCATTCTCTATGGGTGCTATGGAAGAGTTAACACCAGAAGATGTTAAACAGTATATTCGTTACATCGCAGATCGTCGCTTAATTTCTCTTGGCTTAAAAGGAATATTCAAAGTTAAGAAAAACCCACTACCATGGGTAGAAGAAATGATTAATGCACCGACTCATACAAACTTTTTTGAAAATCGTGCTACTGACTACGCTAAAGGTGCGTTATCTGGTCAGTGGGGAGAGGTGTGGGCATAATGGCACTTAAACATTTTGATTGCGAAAGCTGCGGAGCGCATGGCAGCATAAAATTTAAAGAAGGCGACTATACCAAAAACGATATCGTATATTGTCCATTTTGTGGCAGCGATATATATGAGGAAGAAGAACTAATTGATGATGAAGAATGAGTGCTTTATATACCGTAATTGATGTATCAACTAAAGCGATCTTAGCATTACCAAAATCATTTACTACTGCTATCGCAGTTTCTAAAGGAATGATTAACACTGATGTTGTTGTTATACCAATAGAGATCGATTCGGTTGCTCAAGAACTTAAACAGTTTGACTTTGAAAAAGACAAGCTGAGACTCACACCAAAACAAGATACTTGGATTGGTTATATGCCAGAGTTGTTGATAACCAAAGAGTATATGGATCGCAAGAAAATTGCTTCTGTTCGTGCCCATTACATTCATGCTTTAGAAGAACAATTCCGTAGACAAAATGAAAGATCCGTCTTGTATTTTGACGAATCTATTATGGCATTCCTGATTAAAGATATGGAAGCCAGTGATCCAAAGACAGATACATATGCTAATGGTATAGTTGAATATGCATCTGCTCACAATATTTCCAACAAAACAGCATATGAAGAACTTACACTCATGCTTGAAACCAGTGGGTTGATCAAGATGAGAAATTTCGCATGGTTTGGTGTTTATGTTGACAAATTTAATAAACTATCAACCAGAGATGAATTAAGACAAGGATTTAAAGATGCCTGTCATGCTTTGGTTAGAAATGCGCATTGCTGATGAAAGAATTATATCTTGCCAACTGCGATATTCTTAGAGAACATCCTGCTGCTGGATGTCCTGAGTGGGGTAGCATTTATGAAATGATCAACTTGAACGTAAGTCTAGTTGATCGTTCAGAGCGTGTTATTATGCCATACAGATTTAAACTGTATGAACCAAATGTTATGCCAACAGATTTAAGTAAATATGATTTAACATATGAACAATGTTGCGAGAAAAGAGCAACTGAATTATATGAGAAGTCAAAACAAATGGACTTACCACTTTATGTGTTTTACTCTGGTGGTATTGATTCAACTCTTGTTCTAGTATCATTTTTAAAAGTAATCCCTGAGTCAGATCGCGATAGACTTGTTGTTGTCATGAGTATGGATAGCATTCGTGAGAATCCAAACTTCTATCAAAATCACATTCGTGGAAAATTAACAGTCAAGCCAAGTGACAGAATGACACTTTACTTTGATAAGAAGTGTTTGATTATTGGTGGTGAACACAACGATCAATTGTTTGGTACTGATGTTATCGGAGACTTCAAGAATCGATTTAGTTTTGAGATTATTCATTCGCCATATACTAGAGAAATTGTAGTTGATTATTTTATGCAGCGTGGTTTAACAGAACCATTCGCAAATGTTTGGTATGAAATATTACACGAGCATGGAAAACAAGCACCTTGTGAAATCAAAACTGTATTTGATTTTTTCTGGTGGTACAACTTCAACTTTAAGTGGCAATCTGTTTTCTTCAGAATGATATTGCGTGTTGATAAAACAATTCGTAAGAACATTGATAAAGATTTTGTTAACACATATTTCCATCATTTTTTTACTGAAGATTACTTTCAGATTTGGAGTATGTCAAACAAACAGTTGAAGATTAAACATAACTGGGAATCTTATAAATTCCATGCCAAAGAAGTTATCTATGACTATACTAAAGACCAAGAGTATAGAGATTTTAAAATGAAAGCTGGTAGCCTATACAAACTGTTTCTACAACGTGATACACCAGTAGCACTAAGTAGTGAATATGAATACATTTATGATTTAGATCCAAATGAATTCTATGTTCCCAATAACAGTTTTATGAGGTAAAGATGGCAGAAAACCCAAGCGAACTACAAGGTAATGATTGGTTTAGCAAATTAAAAAACCCACAGGGTTCCTCAATGGACACCGCACAAGCAGAAGGTGCTCAACCAACACCTCCACCTGCGCCACCCACCGATGTGGCACCACAATAACGAACCATTCGTAGATGCTGGTGATTGGTATGGTTTCATCTACGAGATTACAAATAATCTGACTGGTAAGAAATATATCGGTCGGAAGTATTTTACCGAAGCAAAAACACGACAAGTAAAAGGTAAAAAGAAAAGAACAAGGGTAGAGAGTAATTGGCGTGATTACTGGGGTTCGAACAAAGTCCTAATTGAAGATATCAATAAATATGGTGTCGAGAACTTTTCTCGCAAAATATTGATGTTGTGTCCAACTAGAGGTAATACAAATTATTGGGAAGCAAAATTCCAATTTGACTTAAATGTACTTTTAGACGATAATTATTATAATGAATGGATTATGATTAAAACTCACAGGAAGCATATAAAAAAATGATATACCTACTATTTACATGCGGTTTTGCATTGTCCGCAGTAGCAGCGTATTATTCTGTGATGGGATTGATTGCTATTTTCTCAACAGCAGTTATTCCTATCGCTGTGATGGGATCAATTTTAGAAGCAAGTAAATTGGTTTCTGCATCATGGCTATATAGAAATTGGAAGACAGCACCGATGTTATTGAAGACTTACTTCACATCGGCACTTGTCATCCTAATGCTACTAACAAGCATGGGTATTTTCGGATACCTAAGTAAAGCGCACTTAGACCAAGCAGTTCCAACTGGAGATGTGGCATCTAAGATAGCAATTCTCGACGAGAAAATTAAAACAGAAAAGGATAATGTCGATGCAGCTCGTAAAGCAATTTCTCAACTGGATTCACAAGTTGACCAAACCCTCGCAAGAACCACAGATGATCGTGGAGCCGATCGCTCCGTCGCCATCCGTAGAAGTCAAGCCAAAGAAAGAAACAGTCTCCTCAACGAAATCCAAACCTCGCAAGCCAAAATCGCCAAGTACAACGAAGAGCGTGCCCCAGTCGCGAGCGAACTCCGCAAAGTCGAAGCCGAAGTCGGTCCGATCAAATACATCGCAGCGTTAATCTACGGAGATGTTCTTGACGATACTATTCTAGAGAAATCAGTTCGTATCGTTATTCTTCTGATTGTTTTTGTTTTTGATCCTATGGCTGTGTTAATGTTGATTGCAGCAAATAGAGAAATGCTAAACAGAAAACCTGAAGATGAACAAATTAAAGTAGTTGATGAACCAGCGGAAGCTGATGAGGAAGAGGAAGATTCGCATTTACCTACTTTCCCATTTCCGATGGTACGTCCTGAAGAATCTGTAAGTCCTTCATGGTATTATGAAACAACAACTGAATTAAAGGAACAAGATGAGACGGATGAAGAACAAAGTGATGAGGAAACTGAGGACGATCAAAATAAATACTGGAGTCAAATTGTTGATTCTCTTAACCAACTACAAACTGAACAAAAAGTTGAAACAGTTGCAGTTGAAGAACCAGCAAAAGACACATGGTTAATTCCTGAGCCACCGAAAGAAGTGCCTGAGGAATTTAAGAAAGTTGTCAAAGAATATTTTTCAAAAACAGATAACACAAATGAACCAATGTTGTATGTTAACGAAGAACCAGAAACAACTTTTCAACTTGACCCAGAACAATTAAATTCTGACTTCAACCCAAAAGATCCTTTTGATGAGAAGAAAGAAGATTCCCATGTCCATATAAATTCGGAAGCACCAAAACCAACGAATGTTGTAATGCCTGATTCGAGAACCGAATTTAGATAAGCACTGCCTTGGCTCCAAAAGACCCTACCACTGGTAGGGTTTTTCATTTTGGGGTATTGACATTTAAACGAATTCGGAGTATAATAAAGTTTTCAACAGGAGAACTTATGTTTACGGATTCTGAATTAGCCGAATTTTTAGAAAAATTAGGAGACCTTTCCGTAGAAGGAGAGACTTTTGAAATCTGTCTTTCTGCGTTAAAACTTCAGACTGCTTTAAAAGAAGTTTACGGCGATAATTTTCTGTAAAAATGCTTGACTTTTAATCCTATCTGAGGTATAATTACTTATGCGTAAACAAAAGGTTAAATACAAATCTGCCGAGCACAAGCGTCAAGCGATGCTGGCAGCAGAGTCATGGGAAAAACTGAAAAGGAAATATGATGTTAAAGATGAAAAGAAAACTGATCGATTTGAAGTTTACAGTCCACCAAAATCTGATGTATTACGGAGACACACTAAGTACTATCCTAGTCTCAACAGCGGTCTTGGCACTGCAACTAAGCCAATAACAGGAAAAGTTTATACTGGCACCAAAATGATTGGTATCG